TTATGGTTTTCTCGTTTACGTAGTTTCCGGTATAAGTTATTCCGTAGCCCCATTTCTCGTTTACTAATTGGTCTGTACCTATTCCCCATACTATCCCGTGCAAATGTAATCTCTCTGTTTTTTCGTGTCCTAGTTCTGTGGTAAACCAGTGTTTTATAGATCTCCCTGTTTTTTTTCGGATACGTTCTAACATAAGACGAATAGCTTTTGTTGCTATTGTGTTGGCGTCCTCCGATTTGCATATATTTTTTAGTATTTCGTAGTTTTCGTCAGAGATGGTTAGCGTCATGAAGTAGGCGTTAGGTTCTGTCCTTAGTTCTTCACTCATTCTCACTAACCATTCTCGCTGCTTTTGTTTCCGACACTCTAAGCATTTTCCGCAAGCTGCGGTTATATATGCCGTTCTAGGGTCTACCATTTTTGGCGGATTATAGTTATTTTTCTTTGTTGGCAAATATTTTTTGTTTCTTATGAGTTTCGGATATAAACACATATTATTCTGCTCCTTTCGTGATAGTTTGTTTTACCATTTTTGATCCTGTTTCGTTACCTTTGGCGTCGAACATTTCTTCTAGCCGGCTTGTTACTTCTGTGATTGTCTTTGGTGCTCCTCGCATCACCCAGTTGAGAATTTCTCCTGATATTTCTTTTCCTGCGTGTACGCCCTCGTATATCCAATCTTTGATTAGTTCACGGTCTTTTCGGTCTAGGTCTTTTATACCCATCATTAAATCGTTTGCGATTCTATCGGCTTCATTTGCTACTGATTTTTCGCCTATTGCTACGTTAGCCCATCCGATTGCTAATTGCCCTCTGAGGTATTTTATTTGCTCGCTGTTGAGTTTTTGTCTTGTAATTGATTCTATACCTGCTTGCATCAGATTAAAGTTTTCTAGCCCTGTTTTTTTAATCATGGCTTCTTTTGTTTCTTCAGCTACGTCAGATTTTACAATCTGTTCACGGACTTCTTCCCAGACTTTCTTTTCTTGTGCTTGAGTATAGAAATATTCTGCTGCTGTTTTTTGTTCTTGTGCGTTGGTTAGTTTTTCTATACTGTCTTGTAGTCTGGTGACTCGTCTGTTGAATTCGCTTTGAGATTCTAACATTTCGGCTTCACGTTCCGCAACTTTTGTGTCAGCTCCTGCGATTTTTTCGGCTTCTGCTTCCGTCTTTTTGGCTGTTGCTTTGTTGAGTTCTACTTGCGATAATACATTTTGTAATTGTGCTCCCATTCCTTGGGCTTGCATTCTTGCCATTGTTGGCGTTGTAGATGGTAGTCCCACTCCTTGCGCTTGTCCGCCTCCGGTTGCTCCGCCTTGTCCTCCTTTTGCATAAAATAGAGCTGGATTAAGTCCTGCTTCTTTCAGGTGTTTTACACTGTTTTCGTAATTTGTATAGTCCCAGTAATTTTTTGCTAGGTCTGTTGAGTAGTCGGCTTGCTCTTTATTGAGTTCCGCTTGTTTATTCATTAGATATTCGTTATCTGATCTTTGCATGCTTGATGCTGCGAGTCCGCCTATCATGTTTGCGAACGCTCCAAAAAATCCTCCTAGTGCCATAATAATTTAATTTTACATGTTTTCGAGCTTTTCTAAAAGCTCTTTCCTATATACTTGATATATTATAGTAGATGCGTACCGTCGTTTGAATTATTAGGGGAATTTTTTACAATTCCCCTTTAGACGTGCAGCTACTGACTCGCATCAGTTTTCACTGGGCGATCCGTTTTGCTTGTCAGGTACATTTCCGAAATCTTCCGGTTTTACTTCGGTTTCTTTACGTGCCTTTCTTGCCATTTCCATTTTGTCCATTGCGTCTAGCGCTATGTCCCATCTGTCTGTACGGATGTTGTATTCTGGTAGTACACCGTCTTTCTTTTCTGTAAAGATGATTGGTGCTCCATCTGTTATCGGTTCGTTGTTATTTACGATTCTTCGTACTTTTTCTTCGAGTTGTTCTCCTTCGAAGCATTCTACGCTCTTCATGCGTCCGGTATATCCGGGTATAATTGTTTTTTTATACATAATGTTATAGATTTGGAATTTGTTTTGCACTAATTAAACGTCTTACTTTAATGTCAAATTTTGTCTGTACCCAAAAGTTCATAGCATCTAAGTTTGTATCTGCAAAGATGTAATTGAATTTTACTGGGTCTATGTACGTTGTTAAGTCGGCTATTTTGGTTTCATTTGTTTCTGCGTTTGGATTGAGTTCGTAGTTTCTGTTTAAAACCATGAATGCCTCATTATCGTTGATAGCAAAGTTTCCGAATGTCCGGTTTATGTTTGTCATGTAGTTGATCCATGCTACTGTTTTACCCGCGGAGCTTTGTATCCTGCCATTGTCTTGCATGCGTGTATCATCCCACCAGGCTCTTTGCCAATTTAGTGAATCTTGATACCCGATTCCGTCTAGTGCTGGTTTGTGAATGTCGTCTACCGTTTGAAGTTCATTGAAGAATTCATTTCCTTGTGAGTAGTCGATTCTTGGTGTTATTGAGCCTATACCCATAATAAAGCATGGCTCTGTTACTTTGATTTTTATGTGACCTCCTTTTTGTTTTCCTGTGTCGTATCCTCTACCTGCTAGTGTTCCTAATGGTTGCTCTCCGCTTGCACTGTTGCTTATTACTTCCTGGAATACAACTTCGGTTGACATACCACCCTCGAACATGGGTGTTTCGCATCTTTCCATGTAGTTGCCTCCGGTGAATACAGTTTCTAGCCAGTCTCTGTATGTTCCACCGCTTACGGCAATTCTATTTAGCATGTTGTAGACTTTTTGCGCCAGATTTAAAGCGTCCATTGTTAACTTGCCGTCAGTAACGTCTACTGCTGATATTTCGTTTATGCCTGCTACTCCGTCTATCCATTCCGTATTTACCCAGTTTTGCAAAAGGTCACTGTTGTATGTTTTTAAGCATAGTCCATATTGTACACTGGTTGTATTTAATTTTCCGTTTGGTAATCTTTCTGCGAATGATTTTAATAGAGGTATGCTGTTACTTCCTGTAGCGTTGAATACTACATTACCTTTTGTTGTTAAAATATTATCTCTTAAAGTATCTATGTCCTCTAGTGGATATGTTTTTAATTGCACTCGGTTATTTGGTGTAATTGACATTAATACCCCTACCGTTGTTTCTGACATTATTACACTCCATTTTCCCGTAGTTTTATTCCATGTCCCAAACTCTGTTGGTTTTCCTGTTCTTGATGTTTGGGATGCTGCATCAAACCATGTTACAGTAAGTTCGCTGGATTCGTATGTATTTATAGGATAAATTGTTATTATATCTCCGTTTGCGATTCCTGCATTTATTTTGTCCGGTGTATTTGATATGATTTTGTTTCCGTTTTTTTGTGCTACTTCTATTTTGTCAATTGCTGTGGTTGCTCCAATTATATAGAAGTTTTCTTCTTGAGTATTGGCGTAAAAGTTTTTGAATATGTCATAATATCCGATTAATGGCACAGCCATTTTTTGAATGGTTACGTTTTCGTTTGGTGTTGTTAATGCATTTGTCCCGAAACCTCTTATTCCTAGATATGCCAGTAGACAGCTTGGATTTACTTGCGTCCATTGGTTTTCAGGCAAAGGATTATCATTTCTTTTATTTATGTTTACTTGTATTTGTGGTAGTTTAATATCTGACATATTTAGACCGATTTTTGTTCGGTTGTTATGTAGCCAACTGTTATAAAGTCTGATAGGTACACTGAATATGTGATTTTCGTGTTTGAAACTTCCGAATAATGGACCAACTGTCGGATGAGTCAACACATGACTTTCTATGTCAATATCTATTGTATCACCTTTTTGAGCTAGTAGCACAAGGTTTGGAACTAGTGTTCCTACACTTTGAGTGTTTCTGAATATTGTACTCAAGTCGTGAGTACTCATGTTATAGGTATGTAGGTCGACTGACATTTTATTGTTGTCACCTATGGTATTTTTACCAATGTTTTTTTTGATACTCATAGTTATTCCTCCTCTTTATTTTGTTTAACTAGTTCTGGATTTTCTTCTGCCCATTTGTCTGCTTCTTTGAGTGCGTAGACTAGTGCGCTTACTAGATTCCAATCTGTTTTGTTAATACGCATTTCTGCAGCTTTTCTTGATTTGAATTTTTCTTCGGTTGCTAGATGATTACCAATTGTGATGATGAATTCGTCACTTTCTGGTAGTGGTCTTACTATGAATGCGTCTTTTAAATTTGCCATGATTTAATAGTTTTTAGGATTAATATTTATTTTCGTTGAGTCTATTGAGCTGGTTGATGTTTGTTCAGTTTTTTGCGAAGCGTTATTGTTATTTTTTGCTACGCTTAAACTCATCGTACAGCTTTGCACGCAAAGTGTTGTAATTATTGCAATTATTGCGGTTGAAATAGCTCGGATAATTTCTACCCATTGGTTTCCGGTTATTTTCATGTTTAAAATAATTTAAGTTGTAAATTTTCTAATTGTTGTAGATGTTCTTCCCACATGTCATAAGTTTTTTCTATTATTAACCTCCTTTCTTTTCTAGTTAGTTTATATTCTTTGTAAATCGTATCTTCGAATAATTCGACCCCTATTGTTACTTCGCCCGGTACTAAATTGTACCAGGCGAATGTTTTGAACGCTTTAAATGTATTAAATTCCTTGTTTAGTATCATCCATTTTGTCTTTTTTTTCGGTTTTTTCATTTTCTTTAGGATATAATTTCCATGTTTCTATTACACATACTAGTTTTGTTTCTTCCGGGTCGTTTAACATTATAGCAAATTTTTCTGCTATTTTATAAGTGTTCATACCCGGAATTTCTCTTTCGATAATTTTACCTTCGTTGCTTGCATAGATTGCTGTAAATTTTGTTGCTGCCATAGTTGTATATTTTATTAGTTAATATTTATAATACAAGGAGATTTCATTTTCCATATTTAGTTCGCTATTCCTATTTTTTATAGGGTTTACTCATCCCATACCTTTAGACATTTTATATTGCCGCTGTATTACTCGCTAAAAGTTTTCGTCTCCTTGTTTTTTTGCTATAATAATAAATGATTTATTTTTTCTTTTTTGTTAAAATAATTTTAAATTTTCATGTTTCTCTTTTCTTATTGACACTGCAAATATAGTTATTTTTTTTGTTTCTGCAAAATCTTCTGTTATTTATCTGAAGCTTTTAACTTTAATTAATATATCTGCATAGTAAGGATGCGCGCCGTTTGAGCGCCGATGGAGCAATAGAGGGCGCGTAGCCCTCCTTAGCGTCTAGCACCTTGATATCGCTGAAGGCGCACACCACGGCTTTTGCCGGGTGCACGTCCTCATATAAATCTGTTCCTTAGGAAACTGTCCGTTACTCTTTCACTGTCAATCCTCCCCTATATACCCCTAAAACCTGCGCGGAGCGCAAATTAATAGCAACTTTGTTGCGTGCGTCAGGGATTGCAGGCGAGTATCGGAGCGTAGCGGAGATATGTTTGAGCCGGAAAGCCCGCCCGGACGCCCAAAATATAATTATTAAAACGGACATTCATCTAATGATGTATAATTTTTTGCTCGATTTATTGCCCAATATGTTTCTAATTGTTGCAATTCTTTATCTTGTTTTTTCTTTTGTCTCCTTAATCTTGATAAATATTTTTGTTTTTCCCATTCTTGTGTATGGTTTCCATAGAGCATGGCTTCTTTCTTTCTTCCTTCTTCAAGGAGTTGTAAATAGTATTCTTCATCATCTCTATGCACTTTTGTTCCTAGTACATAGATGATTCCTTTGTCTATTTTGTCAATAAATAATAGTTCTCTTTCTTTTTCTGTAAATAGTTTGTTCCTGTAATATATCGGCAGATTTATTTTTGCTCCGTTGCGTAGTCTGTAAGTTTCTATAGTTTCTCCCTTCTGATATTTGTGTTTTGCTGCGTCTGGTCTCTTTATGTATCCTGCTCCTATCCCTCTTGAGCATAATACTTTTCCAACGAAATCCGGATGTTTTTCGTCAATTTTTGTCATATATTTAGTGATGTAATTTATGGTTTTCTCGTTTACGTAGTTTCCGGTATAAGTTATTCCGTAGCCCCATTTTCGTCACTGCGTCACAATTTACACCCTTATTTTGATTTTT